CAATGCGACTATTGTTTATAGAATTATTGGTGCAGATGTGCCCCCACAAGAATTACAATTTGTCTTGCAACAAACTAGGTAAAAAATGCCATTAGCTAATTTCACTAACCTAGATTTTAATCAGGTTAAAACAACACTCCGAGAATACCTTAAAGAAAATTCTAGTTTTACAGACTATGATTTTGAAGGGTCAAACTTATCGACTATTCTCGATGTTTTGGCATATAACACCTACATTACTTCATACAACGCGAATATGGTCGCGAATGAGGTATTCATTGATAGTGCGACATTAAGAGAAAATGTCGTTTCTTTAGCAAGAAATATTGGATATTTACCAAAATCAAGAAAAGCAGCAAGAGCTGTTGTAACATTTCAAGTTTTTACAACTAACATTACGCCTGTTCCTTCTACAATAACACTCAAGAAAGGTCCTGTGGTCACTTCTTCAGGATCTTTTGGCAATCAGTCATATGTTTTTTGTATTTTAGAGGACATTACTGTTCCAGTAGTTAATAATATTGCGACTTTTAGCAACATTTCTGTTTTTGAGGGAACATTACTTACCTCTAACTTTACTCAGGATTACAGAAATCCAAATCAAAAGTTCATTTTAGATAATAATGGCATTGATACTGATTTAATGACCGTTAGTGTAAAACCAAATCAGTCTTCTAGCAGAACTGTCACATATTCTCGCCAAGATAGTCTTTTTGATGTCAAGTCAGATTCAAAAGTATATTATCTCCAAGAAGTCGATGATGAAAGATATCAAGTAATTTTTGGCGATGGTATTTTTGGAAATAAATTGAACGCAGATAATTTTATTTCTGTGGATTATATCACGTCCAGTGGTGATGCTGCAAACGGAGTAAGTTCCTTTTCTTTTGCTGGAAGATTAATCTATAACAAAAATGCACAGGAATTTAGTGTAACATCTGGAATATCTCTTGTATCAACAGGAATTGCAGCTGGTGGTGGAGAACCAATAGAAAGTGTAGAATCAATTAAGAAGTTTGCTCCAAGAATTTATGCCTCTCAAAACAGGGCTTTGACAGCAAATGATTATGAAACTCTTATTCCTGCAAAAATTTATCCTGAAACTGAATCTATTTCAGTATTTGGTGGGGAGGAGTTGGTGCCACCTCAATTTGGAAAAGTTTTTATTAGCATTAAACCAAGATTTGGAGATTTTCTTCCAAATCTGATCAAAGAAAATATTAAACTAAAATTAAAGCAATTTGCAGTTGCTGGAATTGTACCAGAAATTTTAGATCTAAAATATCTTTTTATTGAAGTAGATTCAAAAATTTATTATAACTCAAACCTTGCTCCATCCGCATCAGCGGTTTCTACGATTGTTCAGAACAATGTCACTAGGTATTCAGAATCTTCAGAGTTAAACAAGTATGGTGCAAGATTAAAGTATAGTAAATTTTTAAAAATTATTGATGATAGTCATGAGGCTGTGATGTCTAATATCACAACTGTGAGTATGAGAAGAGATTTAAGAGTTCTTATTGATCAATTCGCTGAGTATCAGATTGGATTTGGTAATGAAATTTATATTAAGAGGTTGAATGGTTATAATATCAAGTCATCTGGAATCTTAATTGCAGGAATTAATCAACCAGTTTATATTTCTGATATTCCCAACACAAACAAAGTTGATGGAAGTCTTTTCTTCTTTACCGTACCAAGTATTGGATCACAAACTCCAACTGTTGTAAGAAGAAATGTTGGTTCAATTAATTATACCACAGGAACAATTACTCTAAATCCAGTAAACATCACTGGTGCAAAAATTAAAGATGGTGTGCCAATATTAGAAATTTCAGCATCCCCCACATCAAATGATGTTGTCGGATTACAGGATCTTTATTTGCAACTAGATATTAGTAACAGTAACTTTGAAACTGTTGTTGATGAGATTTCCTCTGGACTTGATCCATCTGCATCCAACTATGTGGTATCGTCAAGTTATGCTAATGGAAATCTAGTTCGCTCTGGCGGACCAACTGCAGCCGTTACAACTCCTGGATCAACTACAACTACAACTACATCAACGACTACAACAGCATCTAGTGGTACATCAGTAGCATCTAGTGGAGCATCAGGAGGTACTTCTTACTCAGGAACTACCACATCTTCATCAGGTACATCAACTTCAGGTTCAACCTCATACTAAGACGATAAATTCATAAAATGTCAGAAAATAGAGTTCAATTTAACACTATCGTTGCAAGCCAACTTCCTGTATACGTAAGGGAAGAATTTCCACTTGTAGAAAGTTTTTTAAAGTCATATTACCTTGGGCAAGAGTATCAAGGTGGACCTATTGATCTGATTGAAAATATTGACAAATATATTAAATTAGACGAAACAACAAATCTTACAGAATCCGCAGTAATGTCTGGTGACATTACTTTTTTTGCATCAACCATTAATGTTGATCCAGGAGAATCCCCCACAGGCACTAAAGGTTTTCCTGACTCATATGGTTTATTAAAAATTGATGATGAAATTATTTCATATACCGGAAAGACAGATTATTCCTTTACTGGTTGTATTAGAGGATTTGTTGGTATAACTTCTTATAGAAGTGAAATTAATAAAGAAGAAGTTATTTTTAAAGAGACGGAATCTGATGACCATAAAGATGGTGCCACCATCACTAACTTGAGTTGTTTATTCTTAAAAGAATTTTTAACAAAAGCAAAACATCAATTAGCTCCTGGATTTGAAGGAAGAGAGTTAACTCCTGAACTTAATCAAAATATTTTTATAAAACAAGCAAAAGATTTTTATATTAGTAAAGGAACTAATAAGTCTTTTGAAATATTATTTAAAGCACTTTATAATAAAGATGTAAAGTTAATTACACCAAAAGATCACCTATTTACGCCATCAAATGCTGGATATAGATTTGTAAATCAACTTGTTGTTGAACCTATCGAAGGTGATCCAGAAAATTTAGAAAATGCTACACTTTATCAAGATGCATATAAGTTTGATGATAATTTGAATAGAGCATATGCACCAATTACAAGTGTTGAAAAGATAGAAGTCGGATATGGAAAATCATTTTATAAGTTATCATATGATGGTGGATTTAATAGACCAGATAGTCCTGGTGGATCTGCTGGTGGAATTACATATGGAGAATTTACAGTTGAACCATCCACAAAAGTGATAGGCCAAGTTGCTGCAGGAACAACAGTTCTTGATGTTGATTCGACTGTTGGATTTGGATCAACTGGTGAACTGTATGTTTCGTATTCAAATGCAACTACAGGAATAGCCAGTTATACCTCAAAATCACTAACTCAGTTCTTTGGCGTAACAGGTATCAGCACAATTATACTCGATTCGACAACGGTTGGTGTTAATACGTTTACATATGGAAGATCTAAATTGGATCAAAGTGAAATAATCAAGGTCAGAGTTAATTCTGTTCTAAATTCCATAAATGTACCTGAAAATACTCAAGGATTTTTGAAAGGTGGAACAGTAAATATAAAAACTCTCGGATGCTCTGATAATACTTTCAAAGCAAATAAATGGATATACAATGTATCTTCCGTATATAAAGTTGCTAAAGTTGAACTGATTGATGCGTCTGATAATACTTTTAAAATTACTTTAAACGAAGCAAATTATTTTAAACCTGGTAACTCTGCAACTTTATTACTTTCTGACGGAACAACTAAAAAAACTAATATCTCTGATGTCACTGGCGAAAAAGAACTTCTGATAAAAGGTCAGGGAGCATTAGATTTAAATTTAACGTATAAAATTCAAAGAGATAGAAGAAAAGCATCTTCAAATACATTTACTAATTTGAGCGAGTATTCTACTGATGTAGAAAATGTCTACAAGAGCTCTGTAGATGGTAGTTATTTGGTGTCCTCACCTTCTTTGCCATATTATAATGGACAACCAATCATTGTATCTCCTAAGGAATTTAAATTTAGTGGATCTTTTGTTGGAACTGAGTTTGAAATTTCTCCTGGAGTTGAGCATGGATTTTACACAGGAGACGCTGTTTATTATTCAGCCGCTCTTGTCGATGAAACTTATGTTGATGATTCGGGAAATAGTGCTACTAGAAAAGTTAGAGGAGATGCATTATTTGCTGACGGACTTTATTTTATACAAAGAGTAAATGAGTCTACAGTAAAATTTGCAAAAAGTAGAAATGATATTAAAAATTCTACGTTTGTATCTGTTGATTCTGCAGTAACTGTATCTGAAAGTTTAATTAAACCATTTGAATTTAACTTAAAAAGTTTAGAACCTCAAAAAATTCTTAGAAAAGTATCTACACCAAAAACCTCTGAAAAAAATGAAGTAACTGAACCAGGAACAACTGGTATATTGATCAATGGCGTTGAGATTTTAAATTACAAATCAAAAGATATAATTAGATATGGTAAGATTGAAGGTATTGAAGTTTTAGCACCTGGAGAAAATGTTGATATAATCAATCCACCAAATTTAATCATTAACGATTCGGTAGGGACAGGAGCTACTGGATTTTTAGCAATTTCTGGATCCTTAAGAGAAATTAGAATTAAAGATCCTGGATTTGATTATCTCAGAACACCCACTTTAAAAATTGACGGTGGGAATGGTCAAGGTGCATTTGGATCAGTCAACATGAAATTGATTGACCATAATCCAGAGTTCTTTGCAGATCTTGCTTCTGCAAAAGTAATAATTGGAACTGCTTCAACTCAATCTAGAATTGGTTTTTCAACATATCACAAATTTAGAAATGCTGAGCAAATAATATATCGTACTAGCGATCAAAGCGGCATTGCTGGTATTGTTACAAACTCAACTTATTTTGTATCTACTATTGATAATGTTACTGTCAGACTTCACCCGACACAAGCTGACGCCATATCTGGAATTAACACAGTATTTCTCACTGAACATGGTGTAGGAAAACACTCTCTTCAATCTGTTAATAAAAAATCAGTGGTTCAATCCATAAACATCGTTTCTGGTGGTTCTGGGTATCAGACTAAGAAAAGAACCGCTCCTGCCGCTTCTGGGGTAAGCACAGCGAGTGATTCTATTACTATTGCTAATCATGACTATAACTCTGGAGAAAAAGTAAAGTATACTTGTACTGGAACTGTTGCCTCTGGACTCTCTGCAGATACTGAGTATTACGTAACTAAAATAGACAAGGACTCTTTCAAATTATCTTCTGTTGGATTATCCTCCGATAGAGAATTTAATTATAGAACCAAGCAATATGTAGATATCACTTCAGTTGGCGTTGGAACTCATATTTTCAATTATCCTGCGATAACAGCTACCCTTATTGGAGAAGTTGGAATATCATCAATCGGAGATGAGACCTTTAAGGCAGATATAGAACCAATTTTTAGAGGAAATGTAACCTCAGTTCACCTAGAAAATGGTGGGGTTGGATATGGATCATCTGAAATTATAAATCTAGATTTTCAACCACAAGTTTCGATTGACTTAGGTATTGATGCACAGGTAACTCCCATTATTAATAATGGAAGAATTCATAGTGTTATTGTTCAAAACACTGGATCTAGATATATTTCAATTCCAGATTTAGTTGTTAATGGAGATGGTGTAGGTGCTGTCTTAACACCTGTTCTTGAAAACGGATCCATAACATCAGTTATTGTCGTAGAACCTGGTGGCGGATATTCTCAAAGTTCTACAACGATTGATATTATAAATGCAGGATCAGTTGCTAACGTTCCTAAATTTAAAGCCAATCTTCAAAATTGGAGGGTTAATCTTTTTGAGAAAAATATTCCATATTTTTCTAATGATGATGGAACAATCATTGACTCTTCCAATCAAGATAATTTACAGTATGTGCATTTATATGCTCCTAGAAAACTTAGAGAAAATACATTTTCCATCAATCAATCAGGTGCCACTGCATTTGGAGAAAGAGATCTAAAAAAAGTTAATGGTGCGGAAGCTGCATCGACTAAGCACTCTCCTATTTTAGGATTTGCCTATGATGGAAATCCAATCTATGGTCCTTATGCATATAAGACAAAAAGTGGTGGGGTTATATCTCAGATGAAGTCTGGATATACTTTGGATCTCAAAACAAATAGACCCTCTACAACTATTTTTCCAGAAGGATTTTTTGTAGAAGATTACACTCACACTAATTCAACAGATGAGAGTGTTCTTGATGAAAACAATGGTCGTTTTTGCATAACTCCAGATTATCCAGAGGGAACCTATGCATACTTTATAACAATTGATGAAAAAGATGTATCCACATCTGGAATATTCAAAAATTATAAAACTCCAAAATTCCCATATATTATTGGACAAAATTATCATTCAATCCCAGACAAACTTAATTTCTCATCAGTTTCTTCTGCGGATTCTTTTGAAAGTTTTGAAAATGAATATAGAAGAAACACTCATCCATACAATTTAATAGAAGGAGATTCTGAATATCCATATATTTACATTCCGAATAAGTTGTCACAAACATCTAACGTGACTGCCTCCTCTAGAGGGACTATTACTTCCGTTGGGATTGTTACTGGTGGAACTGAATATAGAATGAATGAAACTTTGGTATTTGATAATACTGGAACTGGTGGGGGAGGAGTTTTTGCAAAAGTTTCAAGACTTGAAGGTAGGCCTATTACTAGTGTTAGTGTCGCTACTAGTTCGATAGAAGGATTAGAAATTTATCCTGGAGAATCTAAAGGTGAGTATCTCTTGTATGCTGACAATCCTCATAATTTTAAAAATCTTGACGTTGTAACTATATCTGGACTTTCTACAACTTCATCCAAAATTGAAGGATCTTATGCTGTTGGAATTCAATCAAATAGACTTGCGTTTGCTGGAGTTGGAACTACTGGAGTTGCCATAGGGGCCACATCCGTAACTGGCATAGTTACCTTCTTCAAAGTCACTGGAGACTTATCTCCTTTCAAGATTAGAGAAAATGACATCTTGATGACTGGCGATGAAAAACTAAAAGTACTGAATGTAGATAAAACCAACTCTAGAATAAGAGTTCTTAGAGAAGCTGAGGGAACAACTGGTTCCTCTCACACCATTGGTAAGTTTATTTTTGAAGTCCCTAGAAAGTTTACGATTAATAGTGGATTTAAAACAGATTATACTTATAGACAAAATGAACAGATTTACTTTAATCCAGTAAATGTCGTTGGACTTGGAACTACCGCTGGAGTTGGAATTGGAACTACAATTACATTTGCAAACCCTGGTGTTGGAGCAACTCAAAAGTTTATTCAGACAAAAGCACTTTATATTAGAAATCATAATTTCCAGACTGGTGATCAGGTAACATATTCTCCTGGAACCAGTGGAAGTGGTATTATCGTACAGGATGAGACAAATGTTGGAGTAGGAACTACTCTTGCAGATGGACAATCACTGTTTGTTGCTAAAATTAATGACGACTTGATTGGAATTGCAACGATAAGAGTTGGTCTTGGATCTACTGGAACTTTTGTAGGTCTTGCAAACACGATATCTACTACTTTGTTCTTTAGAACTGTTGGAACTGGAGATACTCATAGCTTCACTACAAACCACACAGTTTTAACCGGCAATGTTGATAGAAACTTAGTTACTGTAGCAACCGCATCAACTCATGGATTAAGCGAACCTCATATCATAGATTTAAAAGTAAATCCAAAAAATACTAAAACAATTATATTCAAGTATGATGACTACAATAGGAGACTTTTAGTTAATCCTACTAATTTCGTTGCCTCTGATGTTAACACAACAACTAATGAGATAACTTTAACCTCTCATGGATTAAAGAGTGGGGATAAAGTTTTACACACCGCAACAGTTGCATCTGGAGGATTATCCAGCGATAAACTTTACTATGTAAATCGTGTTGATCAAAATACGATTAAACTTTCAGACAGTCAATTTAATTCAACTCAAGAAAAGCCAATTGTAGTTGATATTACTAGCGCATCATCTGGAACATTATCTCCAATCAATCCACCTGTTGAGCTTTACAAAGATTCTACAGTAACATTTGATTTATCCGATTCTTCCCTTGGATTTATAGTTCAAGGCAAATCTTATCCTGCCTTTAAACTTAATTTTTACAGAGATAAAGATTTTAATGTAATTTGGGAAAAATCAGAAAATAGTAAAGTTTTTGAAGTTGTTAGATCTGGTGCAGTTGGA